CGAAATTGCTAGGAATATGGGATCCAATCCCCCGCTCTGAGAATCATAATACAAGCCGTCTGAGGTTAACACATATTGCCCAGTTTGAGTGATGGGAGGACCGTAAACCAAACGAAAAACCTCCCCTATCAATCCTGGATCTTCAGGAGGACATCTTTTTAGTGTAGTCCCTGAAAGAACCTCATCAAATTCAGCCGAATCTGAGAAACAAGGCTCTAGAGAAGGATTAGCTTGTCTCTCTGCTATAACAGAATTTATACTATTAATTTGTTTGTTACACTCGTTAATAAAATTAGCGGCATTTTGTAAACTAGCTGTTGCTCCTGCATAGGAAGAATCAATCAGATCTTCTTGATCCTGGGGAGACAGTAGGGCCTTCTGATTAGCTGAATTCCCTGATTGAAATTCTTTTAATGTTTTAAATTTATCTAAACAGTCTCCCACCGCATCAATTTGAGCTTTAATATCTGTGTAATTCTGATATATCTGGGCACCAAAAGAAGCGTACTGTTGAAAAAGACCCAATACCCCTCCAAGATTTGCCAATAATTGAGAAGTATCTTGGTCCATTCCCTCTGCACTTGAAATAGATTTAAATTTAATTAAACCTTGTTCGGTATCGAACTCTATTACTCCTGTTTTAAGACTAATCCACTTAAAAACTTCTGTAGTTACCTCATTTGCTTTTAATTTTCCAGCAAGAATTTAGGACATACCTAAAGCTTCAAAAACTCCTGTTCCTGTTTGTCCCTGTACTTTTAAAAATGTCTCAAGATCGAATGATGCCATAATTTACTTCTCCCCTATCAAGGAATAATAACTCCCGTATTACCATAATAACTCGTAGCAACGCCAATACTCGGAGTAGCAGTGGAAGATTCGCCTGAATTTAAATGAATCTGGGCTCCATCTGAGTTTATATTTCCTCCTGCTCGAAAATTCATTTCTCCCCCAGCGTCCACATTAAAATTTCCTCCAGCCCTAACATTAATTGAGCCAGCAGTAGAAATTCCAATATCTCCTGCACTAATATCTACCTTTCCATTAGTAATAATCCTGATAGCTCCCCCCTCTCCATTAGTCTCTAGTTGAATTACCTGATCTGTTCCATCAGTATTTAAACATTGAATGAATATTCTTCCCTTCTCTGCTAGTGTAAAAGTATTTATATCTCTATATTTACTCTGAGTATTTATATTTCCATAATACTCATTCTGTGGAGATCCTGATTGTGCATTAGTCCCTGTAGAGTTATTTATAAAGTTCATTTCTCGTCCATCTTCTACAAGCATAGAAGTTTGGGATTCAGTATTTATATACTTCTGAGGTCCCGAAGTGAAAACCTCCACGGAATTAGCGGGATTATAACCATTGTCAGGGTCAGTAGCCCCGAGAGTTATCCTACTAGCTCCACTTTTACTCCCCGTATCAATTACTATCTTATCTTGTTTTAGAGAATCTGTTAGAGTTACTCTTTTTCCCAATCCCGATCTCAATTCAGCCTTTATGTTCATAGCATCAGGTCTTTGTTCATTATAAAGACCCAAGTTATTTCCTGCATTATCTTGTAAAACTATTCTCAGTGGCTCTCCTGTACCTGCGCCAGTCTCTCCTGCTATATCCGTTACGCGATTGCTTACATTAAGATTAGTGGTCATTACTTCACCCTTTTCCACATCCGAACCTACCACAGGTTCCCGATTAAAGGTGGAAGCCAAGTAGTACCAGTCTCCGGTGTCATGAGGATCCACTACAAGAATTTGCGTATCTTTACCAGGAACGTGCCCTACGAAGCCACCCCTTGCACCTGTAACATAAGGAGAAGTAAAATTTATCCATTTTTCAGACATTCCAATGGAATGAATCTTGGCTTCAAATTTCTGATTTCTGTCGGAGTCAAATCTGTTTGTAACTTCTGCTAATGATATCTTCATAATAATCTTTCTTTCAATGAGGGAATATAGAAAAGTAAGGATCTATTTCCCCTTCAGGACCAGGAGGACCAGTGGTAGGTCCATACGGCTCCACAGATCCTTGAGGTCCTTTAGGAATAGGTTGTTCCTTCTTCACCTTCTCCACCTTTTCCTCCACTTCTTCTATATTAGAGTTAACTTGATTTTTTACTAGTTCAAATTCAGAGGTAGCCCCTCTTGTATGTTTAAAACCGATTATTTGGTAATATCCACTAAAAAAAGAATTTATTTGGGTCTGTTTAGGAGTTATAGTCTGCTTTATAGCCCTATCCTGAGCGAAAACCAGAGCTGGCGAGAACAGTTCACTAACAAATCTAATCTGATGAAACATAGGTAAAGTAGTAATTGACATATGTAGAGATTTTCTATACATTTCTTCAACAAATCTTGCTAGAGTAGCAATAGGATCCCCCCCTAATAGGTAGTCGAGCTTTAGTATGGGTTGATCCGGTCGAGAAACTGAAATCTGGTAAAGGTCTAAGTATAAAGAGAAAAACTTTTCTGCTTCCTCGCGGGGAGAGGAAGTGGGAGGGATTTTAACATTTTTAAATAAATTACTTAGTTGATTTATTATCACCTGATTCTCTTTATCTAAACTATCCAAGCTTCCTAAAGATTTATGAAGCCCCTGTATATAGGTAATAATAGCTTCAGCACCTGGAGTTTGTACACTTGAATCTTCTCCTAGGAGACTCTCCCTTACGGCTAAAATAGAAGCTTTTCTATTTATTTCTGCTCTATAACCAGCCTGTAAGAGAGAAAAATATAACCCATCATAATGAAACTTTAAAGATAAAATGTTTGGATTCGTTGTGTTATATCTAAAAACTGGGAGCTGTTCTTTCATTGCTTCAGCCTTTAAATGTTCGTAGTCTAAATTAAAACTCTTCTGCCCAGTAGAAAAATTTTCTTTATCTGCATACATAAAATCTCTTGGGACATAA